GTTACTCCTAGCACATCACCTCTGCTTAAAAGTTTTGCTGTTGCTTCGTCTTGTTCTGGATAGTCTGTTAAATTTTTATCAGGATCTATTTCTAATAACTGACTCAAACCTCTGTTTGCAAGTATGTCGACCTTCAAATGTTCCAGGTCTTCTACTTCATATTTGTCTAAAAGAATTTGATTGTCTTCACTGATTAAACTTTTAGGAAGTTGTCTGTCGAACATGATTACTCCACCACAGTGTTTGGATATACATCTTTTCTTTCCTAACAATTTTTGTTCAATACGTTTTGCTTCTTTAGGATCTATGTCATAATCTTCGTACTTAAAATTACGTGGTAGGTTTCCTTTGACTCCTAATCGTTTAGCCGCTTCGCGTCTTGCCGACTTGGGTTGATAAGTTACGTAATTTGAAATACGTGCAGTCTTACCAGGCCATTTCTTAAAAATACGTTCCATGATATCTTTTTGTCGCCAATGCTCAAAGTCTATATCTACATCTGGTAAGTCATCACGTAATGGGTTTAAGAAACGTGCAACAGGTATGTTCCATTTGACTGGATCAACATCTGTTATTCCTAACAAGTAACACACAAGAGATGATCCTGCTGATCCTCTTGTCATGTGTTTTACGTCTTGTGTTAAATCTATAATATCGCAAATTTTAAAGAAGTATTCTGTGAATCTTTGTTTTAGTATTAATTCAAATTCTTCTGCGAGTCTTCGTTGGTACACTTCACCGTCGGGCATTTGCCTTTTAAAACGTTCAGTGAGCCTTTGTATGTTTTCTAAATCATTCATTGTTTGCCTCTCTGCCTAAAACAATATTTATGATTTCTAAAAGTTGTGATTGACTATTTTGGTAAAATTTTGATGCCGTAGTAATCGCACATTGTTTCTAGTGCTTCCCCATCGACAAGTTCTTGATTAGTAAATTGTATATTTGTTAGACAGTTGAATAATTTTCCACGTTCTGTATCACTAGGGTAATACAAATTGTTTATTTGTGATATCTTGTTACAACTATAATTTTTAAGCACACCCGGGTGCATTGAAATTACAGGTATACCTTCTCTCAGCACTTCAGTTACTGCCATGGTATGAAGACTTATCACACAATAGATATTATCTAATGTGTCACAAAAACCTCTTGATCCTCTTGCTTTCTTAGGGACCTTTCTTCTAATCTTAATAGGTCTATCTGTATATTTTTTTACTTCGGTAACTGTTTGTTCAATCCAATCATCAACTTTTATAGGCAAATCATATATGTCAAATCCATTCTGGCTTGGGGCAACAATATAAACTTGTTCTCCATCTTTCTTCATAGGACGCATAGGCATATTGAATGCTGTGAATCTTTTATTATCCCATTGTCCTTTTATTTCAGTTACTTGATTTTCGTTAAATGTAAGTCTCCAAAATTTAGGTTTCCACCAATTACAATAACCTTTTTCAACATTAAAATAATCTATTTTACGTTCATTAAGAATTTGATGCAGTCTTGCTCCGGTATCATGTCCACCAACTCCACCAAGTATCACCAAATCACCTTCTTTAAATTCTTTTTGTTCATCGGTGTGTCCATAAACTACAGGTATACCCGTTCTAGCAAATATTGAATTGGCTACCCATACAGCAGTTCTGTATGAAGTGCCTTTGTCTAAACTTTTTGGAAGTATAATTCTATTGTAGTCTTTATCCATCTTCTCCAAGATCCTTTAAGAATTCTCTCAATTTAGTTCCATCTGTATCAGTTTTTATTCTGCCTACTGTGTCACCTTTTGTTGGATCTGGGGGAGTAAGTGCCTTAGGGTCTGTGTCATCTGTGACTGTTGAAGTCTTCTTGAGTGAATTGTATATTGTGCTTTTACGTTTATCAAATTCTTGATATTCAGAATCTTCTGCAAGGTCTCTTATTCTTAAACTGTCTACGTCAAACTCCAAATCAATCTTCATGCCTACGCCACTTGAACTTCTAGTCTTCATAAGTTGTATTTGATATCTGCCACGTTCTCTCATTGCTCTACTTGTGAATATACCAAACACGTTGTCAGCAGTTTGTATCTTACTCAAACCGCCTGCTATGTGCGAATGATCAAATTCTATTTCTTCAACTGCACCTCTGTTCAACTGTGATGCTGTGACAAATATAACATTTAACTCCATAGCCAAATTTCTTAATTCTTCAGATACAAATTTATCTTTAACAAATAAATCACTTGGACTTACTTTTTTATTGATAGGCATCATTAAATCTAAATAATCAACAAGTATGACATCTAATTTTGTGCCTGTTTTAATTTCATATTCTTTAATATAACTTCTCAAGTCATTTGCTGTTTTACCACTTGGCATATATTTTATTTGGAACTTACCTGCTTTTTTACCAAGCAATTTAACTTTCATCTCAACACCATCTAAGTCTTTAAAAATTTCTTTTGTAGGAATGTCAGTCAACATAGAATCAATCCTCATACTAACTAACGGCTCGCTCAATTCAAAAGTGATATACGCAACGTTCATACCATTGAGCACCCAATTACAACCCATATTAGCCAAGAATAAAGATTTACCTGCACCAGAACCACCAGCAAATATATTAAGTTCACCTTTGTTGAATCCACCGAACAATCTTTTATCTAATGTTGTCCAACCAGTGCTTACCTGACCATTCTGATTTTTAAGTCCCATTAATCTTTGTTTCGGATCATCAAAATAATCTGTGCCTAAGTCTTTGTGTAATCCTATCTGTACTGCCTTCTTGACCAAGTCTTCAACTGGACCATATTCACCTTTTTCAAGCATATCTGCCGATTTCAATATTGCTCTTTCTAAACTTTTATGTCTTACAAAAGTTTCAAAATCATTCAACAACCAGTCGAAATGTTCTTCAGTCAATTGTTCAGTTTGTTTTAAATCTACGTTACAAGATTTGTTGACCATCTCATATGTCGGAAGAGTATTGTATTCAGTTACATACTTGTTAACAAATTGTGCTGTGTCTTGAAGTTTTCTATCAAACAACGAAAAATCAAATATAGACTGACAACGCACAAACGTTTCTGCGTTTGCTAACATCATCTCCAGATACAACTTCTGGATGTCATAACCATAATCTTTATTCTGTTTTGCCATGTTCCTTATTATACCACATTTCATTTGAATTGTCAATGTGTCTATTGTATTTGGCGGCAACTGCTCCTATACAACTACCAGGATCTCCAGGATTTTTAGGAACCCATATGTCGTCCCAAACAGATTCTAATTTGGTACGTGCTGTTTTGTTCAAAGCACAACCACCTACCAAAACAATATTTGATGTTTTGATATGCATTTGTATCCATGAACTAGCACACATTAATACCTGTTCAAAAATATGTTGTGTAGTTGCGGCGATGTCGGCTTTGTCTTGTTCCGAATTTAGTTCAGGTCTCCACCAATTGCAACCTCTATGGAAATTGAAATGTGTTTTGAATGGAAATCTTTTATCAACAAGTTCTTCCATAAACAATCTATAATTTTTTCTCCAATAACCTTTCTGTGCAAGTTGCTCAAATTTATGTTCCTCTGCATTTGCTTTAAGTCCAACTCTTTGTGTCATTGCTGAATAAAATAATCCTATGCTATGTGGATACCCTTGCGAATAAACTTTTTTGAGACTGTTATTGTGTCCATGCCAAATTGTAAATGTTTCAAACTCTCCAATGCTATCTAGCACAACGACTGCCGCGTCGCGGAAAGGTGAACTATAATAACCATATGCCGCATGACTGTGATGATGGTCCACATATTCTATTGGAATGTTATGCACTCCTGATTTAGCCAAAAACTTTTTAATATTATTTTCTTTCCATTTCCACCCTTGCCCAGATTTTAATTGTCGCAAAGTCTTTTTGAAAGGTTTTTCATAAAAATATATTTTTGCAGGGTAGGCCCATTTTGGATTTGCTCTTACGTGTGCCATCATTTTAGGACACAAAGTAGGATCGCCTGGTATGTTGCTAAAGTCCTTAGACATACCCGCCCATTTTAAGTTGAGATGATAGTGGTCAGTTAACCCTTGTACTCGCCATTCCATGACTGCCAGACTGGCATCATGATTGTTACCTGTTACTCCCCATACTATCATTTGTATATAAACGGATCTCTTTTTTGTAGTTCTTTAATTTTCTTCTTGTATTTTATGTGATCTATAAGTTTGATTATAGGGTAAAAAATAAAAGAGAATATCTTCTTCACGTAAACCATTTCTTCATCCTCAGTTTAATTTTTAGTTGTGATTCCTCAGCATTCTTCACTATTGAATACAATGTGTGCAATCTACCATATTTACGCACGGCGTCATTTGCATCTCCAATATCCTGACTCCAATCAGGCATACTAACACTCCAGCCAGCCTCCATGGCATCATACACTAATTTTTGTCCTGCTTCATCTCTATCTGGAACAACTATCACGTGTTTGCCAAGGCTGTTTAGTAACGCAGTCTGCTGTTCCTTGATTTCGCTTCCTAGTAAGGCAACGCCATCGATTGCAATAGCATCAATAGGGCCTTCTACAGCCACCACATATTTTCTGTCATCTGTCTGTTCATCTATGTTGAAAACATATCCTGGTTGTTGCTCTGACAAGTATTTTACTTTGCTCTCGACAACTTTCCTTGCTGTGTATCCTACTACTTTCTCTCTATAATAAAAAGGAATAATCAATCTATCTCTGTATCCTGCTTCTGGTGTCCAATGAAAATCATAGTCATTGAGATTCAGTTTCCTTGCGGCAATGTATTCTAAAACTTTGAACAAGTCTTTGTCTATCCCGCCTGGTTCCAATGCTTTGTAGTCTGCCCATTCATGTATAGGCTTCGACTTGGGTGGCAACTCTTTGGATACAAATTTCGGAAGTGTGATGAATGTTTTGTGACCTGTGCTATCAGTTTTCGTTTGCAATACTTGTAGTGCTAGTTTTGTGATTGTATCATCAGGAACGTTCAACCATCTCATAAATTTTTTCATTTTAAAAGATAGATTACGACCATTCCTCCAACTTGTTTTAAAGCCACAATTGAAGCAATGGAAACTTACACCTTCATCTGCATTTGCAATCAAACCGCCTCTTTGTCTTGTGTCCGGAGTAGTACCATTATGCTCACAACAAGGAGCATTGAAAGCCAACCATCCACTAGGAGTTTGTTTGCGTTTTGCAGGCAAGTAAACTTGTAATGCATCAAACACAATATTCATGTGTTTATAATATAACCTTTTGGTTAAAAAGTCAATTAATTTCGAACGAGGATTTTGGTTATGCTACCAGATGTGAGTGTGTGTTTAAATCTTAAATGACTGAACACGCCATTGAAGTTTCTGTATACCAAACTGTCACTTGACGAGGCTGTAAATGTATCTATGTCACTCCAGTTGCTTGTTCCTGCATTGGTATCTAATGTTCCTTGAACAACAATATCACCAACAGCACTGCTCAAATAATATGCGGCTGTGTGCAAAGCGGAGTTTCCATTTATAGCCGGTTGAGCATCAACTGTGGATGATATGAAAATACCACTTGAAGGATTGTCTTCTGTAAATGTGCTGATAGAGACACTATCAATTGGCCCAGGAAATTCTTCTGCTTGGATTTGTATTGTACCTCTATTGTTGAAGTTTGTTCCTGAACTTAAGATAGTTTTTGCATTTGTGCTTGAATTTTCTAAAAATACGGTGTAAGATAGATATTGTGCAGGTAAATTTAACAGGTCGTTTTCAGTGATAGTCACTGTGAAATGACCTTTTTTAGTGGTTGCTGTTTCGATTACAGTGCCATCTCTTTCCACCACTAATCTGTTGTTTTCGTCGTATGCTTTGAATTTAGGCGTGTAAGTGTTAAGGATAGACACTGCTTTCTGATCAGCATTCAGTACATTAAACTGAATCGTGTTATCTATTCCTCTTACAACATTAATATTTCTTGTGTACACTGGTCTATACTCCGTTACTTCGCCTGCCAGATTCGCTATCAGGCTTACACTGTTATTTAATAAATATTTTGGCACAAGTTGCATAATCTTTAATAATTTTATTGTATTTATTTGTATTAGAATGCTGTTAGACGACATAGAGAAAAACTATCCTTTTATATCCGTAGTAGAATACGGGGGTCAGGAGTATGTTGGTGTGATAAACAACCAGGACAATGCAATTACCAGTATGTTCATATTCACGGACATACGAAGTTCAGAAAACAAAGAAAAATTTATAGAACTATGTAAAACCTGGTGGTTTGAATCCAACAGAATGATTCCTATTGGTATATTCCTAAGACAGGAAATGGCACAGTTTAAGCCGATAATGATGATGATGAATACAAAAGATGTGTCTGTGAAAATTGGACCTGTAACCAGTTTGTCTAATCTTTCGATTAAACGTAGTAAAAGAAAATCAGTTCAATTAGTGCGAAAACCTAAGTAATCAATCAAATAAAAGTTTTGCAAGTCGTTTGTTACCTTTTTTATCAAGGTAATTTTTTACCCTTTTGACTTTCCAATCTTCATATGGGAAAACGTATGTAGGATGATCTGTTTTGTCTTTGCCCCATTTTATCTTATTCCAGACTCTTTCGTGCCCGTAATACAAAAACATTTTTGTTATTACTTCTATACCTGCTATGGCTCCAGCCATGCTTACCGTTCCTGTGATCAACCAAGAAATTAGGAACGTATCGCTTGTTGCCAAGATACGCCATGATAATGTTTTTGCTAAACTTCTACGTGCTTTGCTTTTCATTTTGTTCTAATTGTTCACAAATTAAATTCATATGAACAACTACCGCGACTGCGTAAGATGTTGCGTGAGACTTCTTAAAAAAGTATTTGTCATCAGTTGGTTTAACCCAAACTTCTTGCATGATTTTATCCCATGACTCATTTAACAAATACCTTTTGCTTGGTCTTATTATTGCTAACACCGCCGCTAGTTGTTCAATGTTCCTTGGTTTTAATTTATTTAATATTTCTGAATGACCATTTATATGAAAAATTTTATCCACAAAATCTTTTGCTTCTAGTAATTCCCATACTGGTTCCTTGTTCATAAGATTAACTAGATGTTGTTCATCTTTTATATCCTTGTAGATGCTAACATTCAAACAGTCTATTTTAAAATATTTTCTGTTTTCTGCTGTATCATAATCCAGTGTGCTTATGTTAGTAGCAGGATCATGAGGAACTTCTGTGAAGTAAACTCCAGTGTTGTGTTTCTTGCCATTATCTAATTTTGCTATTCTATGTTTCAATTTGTCTAACAAATCATTTCTATCTGCAAAATCTATATCTATATCAGGCATTTACAACCTCTCTTAATTTTGATTTAGGAACATCTACGTGTCTTTTATCACAAACTTTATCAATTACACAAATATGGCACTTAGGTTTTTTACTTGTACAAACTCTTTTTGCATGAGTGATTAGTTGCATATGTGCCGCGTATTTGTATTGATCTGGTGTTGTGTCATTTACTGTAATTGCACTTTTGCTTTCATCTAATGTGTCTGTCCAACCTAATCTCCATAACAACCTAAACACGTGAGTATCAACTGCTATGTTAGGTGCTCCCCAAACAAATCTCATCATGATGTCTGAACTTTTTCTACCGATGCCAGGCAAGTCCATAAGTTCTTTTTGTGTTTGTGGAACTTTGCCATCATACTCCATTAATAATTTGTAACTTGTTGCTAGTATATTTTTTGATTTTGCATTATGCAATCCTGCAGGACGTATTGCTTCAATAATTTGTTCTCTGGTAAGTTTGATCATTTTTTCAGGAGTATCTGCTAAAGAGAATAATTGTTTGCAGGCTATCGCTGTTCGCTTGTCTTGGCTTTGTGCCGAAAGCATGACACCTATCAAACTAGTGTAGGCTTCTTTGTGTATTTTTGCCGCTGGCTTCCTGTTAGAATATTTGGGCCAGTAGTTGCCTAGTTGTTTATAAATGTATTCAATTTGTGTTTGTGTCTTCATCTAATTTCTTCACTCGCCTTGTATGCCTACCTTTTAAAAATTTTGTTTCAAAAAATGCCTCTATCATATATTTTGCCGTATCAAAATCTGTGTAGTCTGCACCAATACATAATACATTCATATCGTTGTGTTGTCTAGCCTGTTCTACATCAAAGACATCAAAACATACTACCGCTCTTGCGCCTTTGAATCTATTTGCCTGTATAGCCATACCAAAACCACTACCACAAAATAAAATTACCCTATCATCTTTGTCTAAAAATCTGCAGGCTTTTTTGGCTATGTCGTTGTAGTCAGTTCTTTTATTTTCATATATTCCTATATCGTGAAAGGTCACAATGTCTCCCATGCACTCATCGATCGGACATAACCATTTTGATACTTTATCTTTTAGTTCCATTCCTCTATGGTCAGCACCTATTGTTAAATCAATCATAATGTTAATTTACTATGTCCTCCACCTATTTCACCTTTAACCCAAACATTGAAAGACAGTGTGTATCTTTTTTCGCTTGGATTTGTGTTAACATTCACACTGTGATTTAAGAAACTAGGAAACATAATTAGATCCCATTTCTTAGGACACACAGCCATCTGTGGTTGATGATATAGATAACTTCTTTTATTTGTGTAATCAAATTCGTCTTTGTGATCTAATCTTACAGTATCGGTAAAAATATTGTTGTGATTTTTATCTTTGTGGAATACTATATTTGCTGTATCTTTACAATCAGTTAAAAATAAAACTCCGGAGAACAAACTGTTACTGTGATAATGTTGATCGATAAAGTGATTTTGTTCATACCTATTACTCCAACTTGTAGTCATAATAAAATTGTGTTTAGGATGTATGTCTAGGTAACCATGCAAAAATTCGCTTACTTTTTCCATTACTTCCGTCTTTAATGGTAATAAATTTTCTTTGTCTAACAAATAGTCGTCTTCGGAGATGTAACAAACTTTGTGAGATCTTTCTATGTAATTGATTTTATTTTTTATAAAGTCTTCACTTTCTTTGTATTCCTTTAATTGTGTTTGACATAAAGGTATACCAAACAGTGGCACTACATTATTTTCTGTGATCATAGTTTTGCCTCCTTTGTAACTTCTTTCACCATCTCTACATCTGCTGGTAGTCTTTTAAACCTTAATGACCAATGACTGGGATCCATTATTGGATACACAATTTGTAATTGTTCATCATTCAATCTCTTTACCATGTCCTTACCAGACTTACAGTTTAGTATTAACCATGGACTAACTTTACCATCTTTGATATCCATTACTGCCCTGTTAAGACTTACGTATTTAAAATAATCATGCCATGGCGCTTCTTTTTCATCACCCCAATCCATCATTGTTTTTATTGATCTTTCCATTGCCGCTTCTACTTTTTCACGTAAAATTAAATCAATAGCATACTTCTGATACATTTCTTCTCTGCACCAATGATCCAACTTTACTCCACTTGTAACAACGTAATCAATGTATTTGCTTGGATACAATGGCTTTACGTTGCTTAAGAAACTTCCAAACTTCACAAATGCTGTGTAGTAAGGACTCTTACAAAACTCTTCATAAGTTTTAGGCTTTGTTGCTTTCTGACATAGTTCATAGAAACGCATGAAAGTCTGATAGCCTAGTTGCACTCTTCTTTCATCTTTTTGTAGAAATCTTCTTTTTTGTTCACACATATGAACTGCTAAAGTTTTTTCTTTGGTAAATTTAGCACCGCAGTATGGACAAGTATACAACTTTTCTATCATAATTGTTTCTTAATTTGCTCTCTTGTCATGCCAAAGTCTTCAGCCAATTGTTTTAAGTCTTTCGAACTATTAATTTTTGCAAGTAAATTTATTTCATCTGCTTTCTTTGTAGGATATAATTTTTCTAAAAACTTTATTGCCTTTGCTGTGCCTGGACTTGCTTTAAATTTATATCCAATCCATTCATGATATCTTATATTTTTCTTTGCGTTTGCAGTCATGCATAGTAGATACCATAAAAGTTTTTTGTGTTTTGTCAGTGTAAAGAAGTTCTTGTTGTAATATTGATTTGTTTTTAGTATTTGTAATTCTTTGTCTTGTTTGCTACCTTTTACGGCACTTACATATCTGTTCAACAAATAAAAAGAAACTTGTTTCCTTTCATCATCTGACAGTTCGTCCCACACATTCTTTGCGTTCATATCTATAGCCGCCAACACATCTTTTAAGGGTAGTTTGTTTACTTTGTTTACCATCTGTTCTCTTTTATTAAATTGTACATTAATTTTAACTTCTTTAATTGTATTTGTAAAGACTTGTTTCCTTCGTTTGCATAATCCACTATTTCGGAAATTTCAACTTCATTCATATACCAATCTGGAAAATTTGGTTGTTCAATCAATACACGTTCACCTTTACCATCCACAGGTCTTGCGTACACAGTCGCACCACCATCTGGACTCTCGTAAATCATTGCAGTTTCTTTTTTCTTTCTGGGCATTACAATAGTTCAGTATATTCTATACTTTCACATTGCCTTGAAATATCTTTCACAAAGAACGCACACTCTGGATTTTTAGTTTGTGTCAAAGGTGTGCTAATCAGTTGATTATTTTTCATCTTAGGGAAATACCATTTCACTTCATTGTAAAAATTAATCACGTTCACAGGTGCGAACTGTGCCTTGAAACTACTCAAAGGATTGAATATAAATGCTTCAAAACCTCTGTCTGCGATACTGGTTAATGGCACAACGTCAACAGTATTGCTGTCTTCTAAATCGCCAACTGCTATGCTCCAATCCAAAGGCATTGTAATTTCTCTTCCACCTATCTCTAACACAATCGCCGGCGCACTGAATGACTCTATGTATATCAAAGGTATAAAAAAGAAATCGGGCTCTTTAGGATTGCTGTTATCCAACACACTGAAAGCCATGTCGTCTGATACAGTTTCAGGCAACTTGTTCAAGTCATATGCTAGATTGTCTACTGTTAGTATTCTCATTAATTCTCTCCGAAACTGTTATCTTTTGTATCATAATAAAAATATTTTGTGCCTGTTGTAGGAGCCTTGTATATACTTTCTAATGGTAAATGTATTCCTGATGTAAATGATGTGCCTTGATGATTCTGACTGCCGTCTATGTTAATGGGATTATCAACGCTAACAATTGGACAGTTTGTTCCGAACGCCGCCATTCGCAACATGGCATTGTGCATATCATCATACATTGGCTTAATATTATCTCCTTGATCTTTTGCTGAATTACTTGCAAATAAAATTAAGTCGACGTTTTCTTTTCTTAATTTCCTTGCACAGTTATCTCCACCGTCCCACCAATTTCCAGGAAGGTCATTACACAAAAGCACACCCACGTTTAACTCTTCACCATCGATTTTAATTTTGATTGTTTGTGATCTATCCTCTGGCTCAATATTGTAGTCACAGTGTGCCACGTTGTGTTTTCCCACATAACCAATTACTTCTCCTTCTTGAATGAAAGTTAATTGGTTTCTGTGGACACCATTGTTAAAATTGCCGTCAACTTTCTTATCTTTATCATGTATCCAAAGAGTTCCTACCGCTATTCCTAACCCGGTCTTCTTACTATACTCTTTCAATTTTTCCATTGCTTCTTCTGTTGGACCACAAGTGTTTAAGTTCCAAGACATTGTATCGTAACCACTTAATGCACACTCCGGAGTCAGTAGAAAATCCAGATTGTTTGTTACTGCCCAATCGCAGGCTTCTAATATATTTTTTAAATTATCTTTGACATCTGTTGTAACAGGTATCTGTGCGGCTCCTATCCTCATAAATTTTTTATGTATCTCCTTAATTCTTTGTCCTGCACATTAGCAGGTATTTCATTTTTGTAAAATATTTTATAACTATCACTGCCATATTTGCCTATTCCATATAAATCTGATGCCTCTTTTCCGTTCCAACTTAAAAAGTCTACACTCATGCCTCTTAATCTTTTTACTCTTACTTTCCACATACCAAGCGGTTTTAGTATTCTTTCTTGTGTTTTCACTCTACCACGGATAAATTTTACAGGATTAGGATATCTTTTGAACAACTCGGGCAATACTTGTTTTACTTGCTTTCTGTATGTTTGATTTAAACATATCACGCCAACCATGTGTTGCCATTTACTTTTTACCTGTTGCTGTACCATTAAATCATCTCTCATGACCAATCCAACTTTTCTATCGTGAACGGATAGTTTGCTTCTTTATAAAATTTTTTTCTATGTGTGAGATGCCTTTTCGCAAATTTACAACTAGATGTAATATCCCATATCTGCACAAAGTCCTTGTCTTTTGCTTTACGTATTCCTCTACCAATCGATTGAATCACTCTTACAAATGATTTGCCAGGCTCTATCAACACTAGATTAAAAATTCTTGGAATGTTTATACCAACTGATGCAACACCATATGTTGCAATTATTACTTTGTTATCACTACTGCCAATTTCATCATATTGTTCTTTTCTATCTTCTAATTTCGTTTCACCTTGTATGAAAACACTATCGGGAATAAGTTTTTGCAGTTCACTGCCTGCTGTAAGTCTATCGATTAGTATTAGTGTGTTACCTGTGCTTTTTATTTTTGTAATCAATTTAGCCATGTATTCCAAACGTTTTTTGTTTGTTGTTAGGTATTTTAATTCTTCTTGATAGTTCTTGTACACTGGAGTATCAAGTAACTGCACAATATTTACATGGCATTTGGATAGCACTCCTTTGTCTTGTAATTCTTTTGCGGATATCTGATTTACAACTGGACCTATTCCTGCAAGTATACTTTGAAATTCAAATTGTTCTTTAGGCACTGTGCCGGTCAATCCCCATCTAATTGGAGCATTTTTTAAATGATGTGTGAGTAATTTTTTCAAGACATCTGCCTTTGCTTGATGCACTTCATCTATAATAACAGTCTTTACTCCGTCAAGGAACTGCGATAGGCTTAAAGCAGATTCACCGGCTTTTGCTTTTTTATCTAAAATATTTAAACTTTGCCAAGTGCAAATTGTGTGCGTTCTGTTTAATTCTTTCCTATCACCAAAGTAAACTCCCACATCTAAGCCTACATTCATATAATCTTCTTCAGTTTGTGTCACTAAGGATTTGTTTGGCACTATCACAACTGTCCGTCCAAACTTTTCACACAGACTAGACAAACAAGCAGTAATAATTGTTTTACCAGCACCTGTGGCAACTTCTTGTAAACTTTGTGGCTCTTTTAAAAAGTTGTTAACAACATCTACTTGATAGTCACGTAGGATAATGTTCTGTCCTTCGCACAAATGACCTTTGGGCCATGTTTTATTTGCAAAGAAATCTTTTGTTATCTTGTCGAATTGCAAATCAACTTTTGCTCTCTTGTCATCTATTTGTTCAATCTCAACGCCAGACTCCTGCAATAAATTTATGATAGTGTCCAAATGATTCACGTAACCGTTACCACCTAGACCAAAGAAACCTACCTTACCATCCCATCTTCCCAACTTGTATTGTGGCAAGTATCTTGCATATGGCACTTCATATTTCATTTTGTTTGCAATTTTTCTTCTTATCTCAACAGGAAGTCCTTCGATCTTTACATTTACTTCATCGTTGATTATAATTTTACATCTCATATAGTCTCTGTATCATAGTGGATACTATTCCAGTAATTGTTTTGACCATTAATTTGAAACACTAAATCAAACTCATGTATAAATGAATCTACTTTAGTATAACTTCTTGAGTCGTCCATACAAATAACTGTAGAAGGTCTCCAATCCGATTTTACCAAAGGTTTCGGAACTTTCTTATTAGTAATATACACTATTTTTGTATTTTTTGCAAGAGCATTGTTAATTTTTTGTTCATGGATATAATCATTATACTCCTTACCAGAATCAGTTAGGTTCTTACGTCTGTGCATCACAGATACATCTTCTAATGGAATAATATTTTTCAATAGGTTATGAATTTTGGCTAACAATTCTAAACTGGCAAAATCGTTATGGGGTAATACTACCAATAACGGAAATCTATCGAGTTGAACTAAAGTCTCGACTACTTGTTCCAGTTGCCATTTTGTGGTGTCAATGTTTATAAAAGGTTGATTACGTTTGATTATCTTTTTTGTTAATGTGGTTAAATTTTTATATGACTCGGCAAGTTCTTGTTCATCTATTTTGTTTATACCCATGTGGTGTCGTCTATCCCAAAACTTGTACAAGTTATCTATGCTAGGTTGACCAAATAAGTCTGTATATTTTTTTGTTACTGTTGGTGAAATATTAGAAAATTTATAATTGTATATTCCTGGAATGTGTTCGTTAGGGTTCTTTTCCATCTGGTCTATCTTGTTATAGATTGTCATCAAGTCAGGGTCTATTTCAGTCATTCTGCCTTTTAGTCTACCTATTAATTTGTAAACAAGTCTCTCATGGAATGGGAAAAGGTATTTGTCTTTAAGTCTTTGATTATAAAATCTGCCTATAAGATCAGGAAATAGTTTTCTAATATCTTGGATCAATTTTGTTAAAACCATGTTGAATGGAAATCTTACTACGATAACTTTTTTTGGCGTATATCCTGCCCAGATAGGATCTAAGTAATTCGAACCATCTTCGATTCTTATGTATTTTGTTCTATCTAACACTCTTAATTTTTGTCTTAAAGTGTTAACACTGTTTTGAATGTCTATGTTACGTAACTTGAACTGTGAAGCATATCTGTTTATTAGTATTTTCTTAACTACTTCATACTGTCTATCAGTAAGAGCATAACCTTTGTAAACTTTCTTGGCAATATCTAAAATAATTTTTTTATCTCTTTCAAGTAAAATGAATGGTTTCGTGATTTTGTTTTCTGAAAAACCAGCAATTAGTTCTAAACAGGCTTCGATTGATACTGTATGCATACCAATATTATATTGGATTTTGGTTAAAAAGTCAATCTAGAAAATGGCGTTCCTTGGGCAATTTCTTCAACTGTCCACTCTGTATATGCATAATCATTGAGCCATTGTGCCCTATCCGGCATTAAAGGTTTTTCAATCATGCTTAAATCATGATTAGCAACGTCATATGCTAAACTCTGTGGTCCCACAAAAGCAGGTATTCCATTTAAAATTGCGTGTATACCAGGATTACTTGACCAACTAACCACTGCCCATTCATTGTTAAATTCTAAATCATAATCGTCGTATGTATTTTCTATCATTTTGGGAGTTTGATAAAACACATTGTCTAATACAGGTTGCTGTTGTAAAGGACATCTCGGATGTTGTCTCACAATAATTCTCCTGTTGGTATACTTTCGTAATTCCGTGATTGTTTCTATGGTATATTCTAATAAAGGTTTACAACCTGACCATTGTTCACTTTTATCATGTTGTAGACAAATTAAGATATGATCTCCTTGCTGTCTCCAAGGTTTAAGTTGTAAATTTAATTTTTGTGCTCTGTCTCCTGCATTGTTAATAGGACCAAAGTCTCCTTTGCGATTAATTCCGTTAAGTGCTATCTTCCAAGTTTTATTTCTTTGTATGCCACCAACCTCAACAACCAAGACATTTTTGTTTTTATTCCTAAAGTGATCCCACACAGACTTATTACGCATCATTCTGCCATTCCACAGTAGAGACCAAATTACAGGTATGTCACAGTCCATTTCGTTTTCAGTAACAGTGTGACCTAATTTTGTAAGTCCTTGTTTAATTGCATTAAAAATATCTGGACTTATTAATGCACCATGTTTTGTAAACATACTAAATTTCATTCCAGTATTTTTCTCCCCGTACATTAATCAAATCACTTCTTTTACTTTTCCCTAAAGTTTTTCTAGCACCTTTCATATGATCGAAATAATTTCCTAAAACACTATTGATAAGTGGATGTCCACCACCACCTGTTTTGGCTGTCTTGTTGTATATGTTTTGTGAATAATCTAAATAATTGTTGTTAAGCAATTTGTATTTTTCGAGAACGTGCCCGAAAACAAAACTGTCATGCCATTCAATTAGTTTAAAAATTCCGTCTTCTGCTTGGTCATACATACGTTTGAATTCACTTAAAAAATCTTTACAAGTTTTATTTTGCACATTAAGTCCATAGAATCCACACTCGGGCCAAGTTTGAGAACCTTTGCCTCTTCCCACGTATGTGATCCATTTATCATTCGGAAGTAAGTCTTCGAATTGTTCATATGCAATTTCATTATGAACGAAAGTGTCCGCATCCATCCATACTACCCAATTATTATTTTGCAATCTATCTACTGCATCAAACACCGCATACACTTTGTTTGCAAATCTAACTGCGTCCCATTTAAATTTTTTGTGATGATCTCTTGGTCGTTTTTCAGGAAAAGGACAGACTCCATTTGCTTTTGGAACATTGCCCCATTGTGCTTTGAAATCAACTAATGGTTTAATTTCTTGTTGGTCTATAACTAAAATTTGTTGACTGTCCGGATTAGTTGGTGTGCATTGTTCTGCGTAGCACAACATTTTTATACGTTTGTCTACCCTCAATGCAAAACTATCTAAAAAGCGTTGTCCATATTGTTCTAATCCTTCTTTGTGAAAGGTTGTTAAGATTGTAATCATTTGACATAGTTCCTTAAATGTTCCCAAGCAATACCTTCTTTAACTTCATCTAATGTCCAATGTGTTTGTGCAATACGTTGGATCCAAGGCTCTCTATCGAAAGGTTTTAATTTTTCTAATTCTTCCCAACTCCCCAATGCAACATCTTTAGATTGTGCTCTGTCTGGGTCAGTAACGAGTGTAGGAATCCCTTCAATCACACTCGCTACTGTTGGACTGCTGTTGTGACCTACAACAGCATGAGCGTGAGCAAATTCATCTCTAATATCTTTTGCTCCGCTAATCTCTACATTCTTAAATTGCCATTCACCTGAGTGTATCCAGTTTTGGATCATTTGCTTATGGCGTTGTACACCTTTGTCACCTGGATGGAATCTTATACGTAATGGTCTATTTGTCACAGTTCTTATGGATCTGATGGTATGATCAAGCCAATTTATTACTCTCGTACCTTGCATACTCCAACCACCATCACGTTGGCAACAAATTAGAATGTATTGTCCTCCACCTAATCTCCAAGGTTTAAGTTCAATGTTTAGATCTTTTTTTATTTTTTCCCAACGATGTGGATTAGGATTGTCCCAACAGTATTCAGCGGTGTTTGGAAATATTCCGTCATAACCATATCTTAAATAATTAAAACTTTGTGTAATATCCGCATACAAAAACAAACTGCTGTCAACAATCATACATCTTTTATTTCTTCGTTGTTGTCCCTCGTACACTGCTTTCCTCAACATCAAGTGCCTATGGCGTTGTGAATTTTCGTGTGTAAATCCTTGTATGACTGACACATCAGCGTCTACAACAGTCCAAGAATTAAGTATTACTCCCTGGTCACCAAATTTTTTACCTGCTCTGTTAACACCTTCAATAAAATTACGAATAATTAAAGGCTTTTGTGCCTTTTTATTTCCTGGTGGAATGCATTTCATATAAGATACAACTCTATAACCACTCATTACATTAACCCATACTCTTTCATTATTCTGACTGCCTCACCACTTTGCATTTCTCTAAAATGATATTGGCAGTATGCCAACCAATGTTGCCATTCTTTTACTTGTTCCGTAGGAGCATAGTTTGGCGTTTCAATTTTACTCAAATCGTTACAAGCAATACTATCAGCGGCTGTCATCTCTTCTGTGAACGCTGGAACGCCTGTACAGATTGCTTCTATTGCCGCAATAGATTGATATGTAACTACTGCATAAATTTTTTCTTTTATTAGATACCATGGAACAGAGTTAGGACCCACTCTGGCATGGCGTTTTTCCTTATCTCTAATTATAATTTCCCTATCAGTATGTTTTTTTAATTTTTTGATTGTTTGTTTCACCCAAGATTCTCTGTCTATTCCATAAAACTTACAAGGTTTGTCGCTAGGAGTGACTAATAAAATTTTTCCACTGTCATGTTTACGCCATTCGACAAAATCCAGTTCTGGAGATATAGTTGCAATTTTTTTCCAACGATCTGCTGGACACTTAAAAACTTTTGTGTGTTGTACGTTATTTTTTACAACTCTAAAATATATTTTCTTTTTTATTAGATTGCCAACGTAACCTGTATCAATATAATAAAACGGTCGTTTTGTTTTCCAACAATCGCGGATTATTTTTCTTTTTGCTAAACTTCTAAAACTTACAGAATTATTTGTTGCTGTTTTTTGAATCTCTTCCCAAGATAATGGATGACTGCCTAGTCCTAGAGTCCACGCTTTAAGAGTTTCGTCTTCACTATCGAAATGGTAATGCATATCATCTTTTCATCATTTCAGCGAGATAATTTTTCCAAATATCTCCATACTCACAATGCCTATAATTTTTGAACCAAGGACCACCTTCTGTGTAATGAATTGCATTGGGTTTTCCATCTTCTGGTTCTTTATACCAACCTACTAACCAATTCCATTCGTGTGATAATTTGCCTATTTCCTCGTCCTTCAGCCAACTAAATCTATGGAAATATGCACCGTCATAATTTGGATTGTTTACTAAATCCACAGAAAGTTTTTCATTTGATGGATGTCCGCAATTATATAAAACCATGGAACTCCAATTCTTTCTTGGATACAATGTTTGTTTTTGTCCGTCCATTTTTATTCCAGGCTTAGGAGTGTAATCGTGTTGCACACACAT